CACTTTTCACGCTTAGTCTTGAGTTTAAAGCATGGCCAAGGGTCGAAAGGTTTAGCTCTCTTCTTGAAGGCTTCACAACTCTTAATAATGAGAAGTGTCGCTGGAGAAAGATTGCAAAACTCTAGACTCGGAGGCAGTGCCGTTAGCACTAACCGCCAGGGGCTCCCTCGGTGGATACCAGTATTACATCGTAAACTGATATCAGACGGGAATCGCTGGGTGATTCGTTTATACTTGGGATTCTGTACCCTTTATAGGGTATTGGATTTCAAAGGTAAACTTTCACTTTCCACGATTACGGATCCGGGAAAGGATATAACAGCTGTGCTGGGACAGTTCTCAACATTTATGGAAACATTTATGTTGATGGCTGGAAGGCATGGTATTAAACCTTTACCTAGGGCACGTGATCGTGAGGACTCTGAGTATTGGGGTCAACCCAATGGCTTAAGAGGAGCGATTCGCTTTATAACACTCACTCCCGTTTGGAAGTGGATGTTCACCTCGGGGCCTTCTTCAAAGTACACGAAAACGTTAGCTGTGGCTAATGGTTGGACTGACATGTTGGCTTTAATGTCGACCCCTGTTATGTACAATTTATTATGCCATTGGCGATCGTTTGTTGGAGATTTATTCTTCGACGAGTGGTTACCATGGTTCAAGGACGCTGAAAGGTGTCTGGATGACTGGGACGGGCCTGAACGTCGGAAAGCCAAACATCAGTCTGGCTCATGGCGTGATGGTTCTAACCCACAATTCCCGATTGGGTCACTTAGTGTGATTGAAGAACCTGGTAAGAAGCGCATAGTGGCAATGGTGGACATCTGGACCCAGTGGGCTCTCTATCCACTTCATAAGGCTTTATTTAAAATCCTTAAGAAGGTTCCCGAAGATGGAACTTTTGATCAAATGAAGCCTGTGAAGGCTTTGCTTGATAAAGCAAAATCTGAGGGGCGGACGCATTTTTGGTCGTTTGACCTTAGTGCGGCTACAGATAGACTCCCAATTGGAATCCAGGTGTTGGTCCTTGCTGGTCTAACCCATTTAGGGTTCGCTCATACGTGGGCTGAAATACTTACTGATCGTTTGTATCAGACTCCAAAAGAGTTTGCGACAACGACAGGACAACGTGCTGTGAAGTACGCTGTAGGACAGCCCATGGGAGCTTACTCTTCCTGGGGGATGCTGGCTTGGACACACCATGCTTTGATCCAATTCTCCGCGTGGAGAGTAGGACACAGAGCCTGGTTCACTTGGTATGCGGTACTTGGAGACGACGTCGTTATTTGTGATAAGGACGTCGCCGATGAGTATGTGCGCGTCATGGATGAGCTAGGCGTTAAGATCGGTTTTCACAAATCGATCATCTCGTCGAACTCGTCCTTGGAGTTTGCGAAGCGGTTCTTCTATAAAGGAGAAGAGGTTTCACCTCTATCCCTAGGGGGGATCGCTATAGGTTGGCTCGGTCCGGGCTTCGTGCCCGAAACCGTGTCAGCCTCGCAAGCTCGACATGGCAAAAAGTTAATTCTTTACCATGTAGCGCGTTACATAGGAGTCGGATTCAAGGCTTCTTCGGCAGCGGTCATGCGACCGTTATCGGGGTTGCCGCGAATTCTCTCATCCGCGCTCTTACTCTTGTCTCGGCCTGGTGCTCCGTTTGGAGTTGCCACACTTTACGATTGGTACCTTCGTGTAAACATGAAGGGCCAAAAAGTGAAGATGCGGACGAAGTTTGAAGAGTCAATCTTCAACCTAGTCTGGACCGAGGCGACCGATTCGGTACTAGCCCCGGCACTGAAGCGGGTGAAATCTGTTGCAAAGGCGATCGTTATCCCAAATAATGGGAAACGGCAGCTCGAGCGTCAGGTTCATCCACTAGGTGACGAGTATAGCGCCGGTTATCGGGCTTGGTTCAATGGTCTGATTATTCCTTCTTTCACAAAGAAGTGGAGAAAAGCTATTGACGAAGCGGGTGAGAAACTGAGAGTGGCCAGGTTTGCTTGGGACCGAGAGGGCTCTCTTCGGAAAGCCCTTGCGGCCATAGAGCAAGCTCTGCGGCTACTAGCTCTTGTTCCGACTAGGGCGAATATAGTCCGTAGGGAGGAGTCAGAGGTTTTAATCTCTGATAACTTCCTGGCGGGCGTACTCGTCCCTCGTTCGGTCAAGAGGTGGAACACCGTGGCTCGTGCTATGGGGCGAAAGCCTACTTCTAGACAGGGGCCTCTTACCCGTAAGGGTAGGAAGAAACTGACTAAGAAGGGCTCCGGCAAAGCAAGATAAGATTCGTTTGAATCCTAAC